TTAAAAATTTACATAGCTACTGAAAGCATCTGTTGCTTCTTTAGTAACTTCATCAGAAACATGAGTGTAAGTATCCATAGTTATTTGTAAAGAAGAATGTCCTAAACGTTCTTGGATTATTTTAGACCTAACGTTATCTGATTCGAATAATAATGTTGCGTGGGTATGCCGAAAACCATGACAACCAATAGAATGTAAGTTTGCTTTTTCTGCCAATCTTTTAGAACGTTGGTAAATGTCTTGACTTCGGAACATGGTACCATCAATTTTTGTAAAAATGAGTTGTGTTTTAAACCCACCTTTTTTCATTAAAGCCTCACGCTGTCTAAGTTTCCATTTTTTTAAGATATAAGCAGTCTTGTTATCAAAAGAAATTTTACGAATAGAATTGGGAGTTTTAGGATCGTTTATAGTCAATCCATTTGTACTGATAGCAGTAGTTTTATTTATATTAACTACCTGCTCTTTAATATCAATATCATTCCAATTCAATGCTAAAGCTTCACCAACACGTATACCAGTAAAAGAAAGTAAGCGAAAAATAGCACAGTCTAAGTCAGCATAGTATTTTAGAACTAAACTTTCTTCTTTGGCTTGATTGGCAATATTATCAGCTGTATTTAAGAAATGTTCCAGTTCGTCTTTTGTATAGAACTTTCTTTTTGTATTCTTTTCTACTTTCTTTAGCGAACTAGGCTTAGTTATTTTCTTAAATGGGTTTGAGGCTATTATTTCTAAACCAACAGCATAGTCACAAACACGAGAAGTATAACTCAAAAGTACTTTTCCCATTTCATTCTTTTTATACCATTCATTAACAGATTTTTGCACGATCTTGACTGTTAAACGCTCAAGTCGCATTTTCCCGAATGTGGGTAAAATGTGTTTTTTCATACGTCGTTCAGTAGCTATAAATGTGGATTCCCTAACTGTTTTTTTGTATTCGTCCAACCACATATAATAAACTTCTTCAAAAGTGGTTAAACGAGTATGCTCGTTAGCTAGGTTTCCATTATCAAAATCTAATTTTTTTTGATTAAGCTTGAGCTGTGCTTCTTTTTTTGTATTACAGTTTCTGATAGTGACATTAATTTGTTTTCCAGTTAAATAATCTACGCCTAAATAGGCAGTTACTTTCCAGTATTTTTTTCCTTTTTTTGTATATTGTTTAAAAGTTGCCATTGTTTATCCTTTCCACTTGGGCAAGCGAATAGAAGGAATGACAAATTTCTAGCACCTCCTTATTAAATTTTAAAGCCCCTAGCATGAATCGAACACGCTAGAACTCGCCAGAGAGGGGGATAATAAAGCATATTTTTTTGTTAAGCAGTACGCGTTACTTTTTATTCTCTAATTTTCTAATAGCTTTTTCTAAATCATTTATTTTTTTTATTAGCATATCTATTTTTTCATCTTTTTCATCATTGTTATTAGATTCATTACTTTTATTAAAATATTCAGTAATAGTAGAAGTTAACATGCCAACAAGCCCAATTCCCACAATCATCAAAATGATTGCAGCAATTCTTCCTAATGGAGTAGTTGGAGAAATATCACCATACCCGACAGTTGTTGTTGTTACCAAAGCCCACCAAAACGCATCAATGTATGGAACGTTTTCTGCATATGAGTAAATCATTGCTGAAATAACAATGAGAACCGAGCTTAAATAAATCACGTTTAAAAATCCGTTAGTATTTAAAAATGATTTAGTGTTTCTTGTTAATTTGCCAACCACACCTATCGCTCTTGTTAGCTTTGCTAGTCTAGCTATTTTAGCTATTCGAAACAACCTAGCGATTCTAAAGAAAGAAAAAATAGCATCAAAAGGAATTATCGCGATCAGATCAAAAATATTTTCTTTAAAAAATTTGATTTTATTTTTTGAAATAAAAAATCTAACAATGTAATCAATTGTAAATGTGATTAAGATAATATTATCAATAACGTTAAATGGTGGATTACTAATATTAATAACATTTGAAAAATCAAGAATAACTAAAGCGATTGAGATTAATGCTAAAACAACAATAGAGTAATTATAGAATTTTTTAGTCATAAACTCACCGTTATATTTTATTTAAATTTAAAAGTATGGATAATGTTTAACTGGTCGTCTACGATTACAATGCTGTTACTTTTTTCAATATTTTCTTTACTTGAATGTATTTTTATTTCAGCATCATTAGTTGATGTATTATAACTTTTTACAATTTCTTCTTCCGAATCAGCAAAATAGTGCTTACCTTCGCCTAGTTTAAATTCTTTGTTAAATCCAGATGGTGTTTCTTTATAGTCTATTTTGAATTTAACATTTAAAGTTTCACCGTTTTTTTCAACATTAGAAATAGTAATTTCTTTGCCGTCAATTTTAGCAGAATTATTTTCTATAGATATAGAATTATCTGTGCAACCAGATAAAATAAAATTGAAAGATACGATAGTTAGTAAGCTAATTAAATACATTTTTTTCATTCTATTTATTCCTCGCTTTGTACAAATTTTACTTCAAATAAATTTCTTGTCCCATTTTTAAGTTGTAATGAGCTATAACATTTGAGTAATTGTATTGTCCTTCATATTTTTCGATTAAGCTTCTAAACATATATTGTTCTGCTTCAGCTTCCATCTTAGAACGAAAAACAGGAATTTTATACAATGCCATTATATCCACATGGTCTTTTACATGCTTTAACTCGTGATATATTGCTTCTTCTTGTTCTGATGGTGTTAAATTTTGATTTACAAATATGATACCGTAAGTAGGGTCGAAACATGCGCGTTTGTTTAAAGTAGTAAAAACTAACTCCACATTATATTCTTCTACCAACTCTTTGATACTTTTCATATAAGCACAACCTTTGACTTATTTCCCGAATCTACCCTTTAAATATGCACGGATAACTTCTCTGTCATGATCATCAAGCGGTTCACCGTCAAAACTCATGACGTTATCCAGTACATCATCTAAATCATCAGAATTTTTTTCATCAGTTGCTTTAGTATTATCAGTTCTTCCCAATAGATAATCTACCGATACATTGAAATATTCTGCTACTTTTTCTAAATCTTTTGCTTTAGGATCATTTGTTTTCCATTTATAAAATAAATTCTCGCTAAATCCTAGCTCAAGAGCTACTTGTTTAACATTTTTATTTTTCGTTTTTGCTAAAGATTTTATCCTCTCAAACAGTGACATAAAAGCATTCTCCATTCTAAAACAAATAAAAAGTACCTGAACTTATATATTTTTGTTGACAAATGTATAAGTTCGTATTATTATTTGTTTGTAAGTTAATTAGATAGAAAAAAAGCAAGCTAAAACACACCTTACAGCATTAAGTTTGGCGACCGAGTGCAAAATAAAGGCTTTGTTATAGGCTTATTTAACTATGTATTTATAGTATATGTTCGGGTACTTTTTGTCAACATATTTTTATATTTCTATCTAATTAACTTACTAAATACTAAAGAAAGGAGTATAGACCATGCCAGATACGTCAGTGGGCAGAACGAAAATTCGTGAGTATTTCGATGATAAGAAAATATCATTAACATCTGTAGCAACATATTTTAACATTCCAAAACAGGACTTAAACGATTATCTTTCTGGAAAAAATCAAAGTAAAAAAGCTCACGAAACACTAACGGCTATTATTGAATACTACAAAATCAGATAGGAGGAATAAAAAATGGAAAAGAAAGCAACTCTAATCATCGAAGAAGGAAATAGAGCTTCGTGTGAAGAAATTCCTGTGAGTAAGTTGTTGACTAAGATTTTACAAGAAATTGATCAAAAATGTACACGGATTGAAATTAAAAAAGGAGTAAGTAATGAATGTGCAAATATTGATGAAATTAAAAACAACCCCCAAGTTACTATAAATAACAAGGGGCAATTGCAAGTTCAAAAAATCGATGAATTAATCGATAATCACCTATCTTATTTTAGCGATAGAGTACCTGCTGATTTAGAAAAGACTCAAGCACTGGTTCAATTATTACTAGCACGAATGCTTGCTAAATTTTGAACAGCTAAAAATTGGAAGGAAGTGAAAAGAAAATGAAAATTCATGAGGCTGTATCAAAAGCAATGATAGAGGGAAAGTATATCTACAGAGAATCCGAAAAAGACTGTTCAGCTCATATAAATATACTTCCTACAAATACGTATGATTGTTGTCTATTGATACAAGAAAATAGTGATTCTGTTGGAAAACGGTGGAATCCTACAGCAGATGATTTGATGGCGAGTGACTGGTCTATAAAGTAGCGTAGGAGGTGATAGTAATGGAAGTGATTTTAACTCCAGAAAATGAAGCTTCTCTAAGAGATTTTGTACATGGAATTATTGTTGATGAAATAGAAAAAGCACGAAGAGATACCGCAGTTGATAAGCGAGTCTTAAATCAAACAGAGATTGCAAAATATTTCAATGTTTCCACAACAACAATAAGGGAATGGGAGAAGCTAGGGCTTCCACATGGATCAGTAAGTAAACAAGGGAAGTTCTACGACAAAGAAGAGTGTCGCAGATGGCTTCTATCACAAAAAAGATAAATCTTGGGCAAGCGAAATTTAGGGAGGAAATAATATGAAAAAAATATATCACTTAAGACGTATAGCGGCATTGCTAATCGTTTTTGGCTTGGGGCTTTTAGTAGGTGGCAATATTGGCCCATTAATTCAAAACCTATATATAGCAGCTTTCATCATTTGGCTTTTAATGTATGATCTAGCGCTTGAAGATCGAGAAATAAAAAAACAAAAATAAAGACCCACTTCGACGGCCATCAAAGTAGGTCAGTTACAAATATCAAATTCAAGGAGAGTGTACCACATGAATAAAGAAATTGAAAGAATGATTATTGAACTTGAAAAAGAATGTAAGGCACAGAATGTTGAACTTCTTTTATGTGCTACAAATTTTGAAACAGGCCAAGGAAGTACTGCGTTTTGTGGTTCAGTTATCGGTTTAGCTATACTCTTGCAAAAACTTGTAGGTGATCTAAAAGAGCAATTAAGTATAAGCGAATCTTGTGATTGTCCAGAATGTGTAGCAGAAAAAGCCGAAGATGCTGCAAATGAAAAATCTATGGATGAACTACTAACTGCATTTTTACGAGGTGAACTGCAATGATTGAAGTAAGAGGTTTAAGTGATGATGTTTACGAATTAATGTTAGCGAATGCTCAAAATAGGATTATTCAATCAATTCGAACTGCAGCAGCAAATGGTAATACAAGTTGCGTAGTGAATAGTAAAGGTCTTACATCAACGTTTTTATCTCAATTAGAAACAGAAGGATTTGATCACGTTGAACTTGAAGAAAACAAAACGAAAATATTTTGGGAGTGGTGAAAATGCCTGAATTTGATTCATTAGGGGCTAGACAAGAACCTCCAGAAGAAAAAGAAGCATTAGAGCCAACATGGGAATATGACGAAGAAGAGGAGAATGACAATGAGTAACGATTTAACACAAATAACACAACGATCTTTAGATGAACAAGTCATCGGAAATTTGAATAGATTGCAAGAGCAGGGATTAGAAATGCCACCAGGTTATAGTCCACAGAATGCATTGAAAAGTGCTTTCTTTGAACTAACCAACAATTCAGGAGGAAACCTTCTTCAGTTGGCAGCTAACAATCCAGAAACTAAAACATCTATTTCTAACGCCTTGCTTGATATGGTCATCCAAGGATTATCGCCAGCTAAAAAACAATGTTATTTCATCAAATATGGAAATAAAGTTCAGCTTATGCGCTCATATTTCGGAACCATGGCTGTATTAGATCGAGTAACTGGAGGGGCAGATATCACGCCTGTTGTAGTAAGAGAAGGCGATGTATTTGAAATTGCTATGGATGGTCCCGACTTAGTTGTTGCTAAACATGAAACGGCCTTCGAAAACCTAGACAACGACATTAAGGCTGCTTATGTGGTTATTAAGCTAGCAAATGGTAAAGAAGTAACAACCGTCATGACAAAGAAACAAATTGATAAGTCATGGAGCAAAGCAAAAACAAAAAATGTTCAGAATGATTTTCCAGAAGAAATGGCAAAAAGAACTGTCATCAATCGAGCTGCTAAATATTTAATCAATACTAGTAACGATAATGATTTATTTGTGCAAGCTGCTAAAGACACACTCGAAAATGAATTCGAACGAAAAGATGTGACACCAGAGCGAGAAGAGCAAGCTGCGGTACTTGAAGAAAAACTATTTTCCAACAATAAAAAAGCTGTTGATCAAGAAAACGATAATGAACGAATTACACGTGTAGCTGATGTACCAGGGCAACCCGATATTGAACAAGCCAAACCAATTGAAAAAGAAGATTTAACGAAAGTGGCGGACCAAATTTTAGAAGAACCAGTTCAGGAAACTTTGGATGTAATGGCTGGTTATGAAACCAATCAGAAAGAGAGTGAATCTGATGTCTCAACGATTGAAGAAGACGATTATCCTTTCTGATGAAAATTATTATTCACAAGAAGCGGACCTATCTTATATGTCTGTCTCTCAATATAAAAAATTTCTGGAATGTGAAGCTGCAGCTCTTGCCAAGTTAAAAGGCGAATGGACACCAGAGAGTGATCAAAAAGCATTGCTAGTTGGTAATTATGTTCATTCTTACTTTGAATCACCAGAAATTCATGAAGCATTTAAAAAAGAAAACAAAAGCAAGATGTTTTCTTCAAAAAAGCCGTTTGGGCTACTGAAAGATTTCCAAATTGCCGAGCAGATGATTGAAAGATTAAAACAAGAAGAAGCCTTTTTAAATATTTATCAAGGCGAAAAAGAAGTGATCGTCACAGGTGAAATCGGCGGTGCAATGTGGAAAGGGAAAATTGATTGTTTGAATTTAGAAGAAAAGTATTTTGTAGACATCAAAACAACCAAAGATATGCATGAGAAGAAATGGGATGAACGTTTAAACAGAAAAGCAAACTTCATTGAACGCTTCGGTTACGTGTTACAAATGACAGTTTATTGTGAACTGCTTCGCCAACAATATGACAAAAATTTTCTTCCTCTCATTGCAGCAGTTTCGAAACAAACACCTAGTGAAGCAAAACTAATCACTCTTAGCGAAGAAAAAATGATTTGCGAATTAGAAGAATTAAAAGAAAACATCGAGCATGTTGTGCGAGTGAAAAACGGCGAAGAAGAACCAGTTAGTTGTGGAACTTGTGAATATTGTAGAGGACACAACAAAATTACAAATTTTACCAGTATGGACGATTTATAGGAGGTGCATAACGAATGAATACTGGATATATAAAATTGTATCGAAAAGTGACTAATTCATTCGTTTGGACCAATTCCGATATGTTCAAGCTTTGGATACTTTGTTTAATGAAAGCTAGCCACGAAAACAGAAAATTTCTTTTTAATGGAAAAGAAATATGGTTGAACAGCGGAGAATTCGTCACAGGGCGCGACGCAATAACGTTTGAGATGAATAAAGGTGTCAAACGTGAACATCAAGTGAACAGCGGTTCTGTATGGAGATGGTTAAAACGATTTGAAAAAGAAGGAATGTTGAACATCAAATCAACTACGAAATACAGCGTCGTATCAATAAATAACTGGGATGATTATCAAGCAAGTGAACATCAAGTGAACATCAAACGAACAACAAGTGAACAACAAGTGCACACAAACAAGAATGAAAAGAATGATAAGAATGAAAAGAATGTTGTAGTAGTAGAAGAGCAGCAGTCAGTTTTTCAACTTTATCAATCAATTTTCGGAATGCTAAATTCGGTCACTACTCAAAATTTAGAGTACTGGTGTAATGATTTATCAACTGAATTAGTAAGTGAAGCTTTAAAAATTTCCGCAAAATCAAATGCTAGAAATTTCAAATATACAGAAAGCATTTTGAGAAATTGGGAACAAGAAGGCGTTAAAACTTTAGATGATGTAAAAGCTTTAGCCGTAAAAAGAGAACGTAATACAACCAAGCAACAGAAATCAAACACAGGTCATTCAGATTACGATGATCTTGGATTTTAGGAAGTGAAAGAATGAAGTCGGCATCAGATGGATTTTCAAAAATGATTAAAACGTTGCTTTATATCACACCTGATCCATGTCCAGAGTGCGGAGGAAATCTTTATGCTTGGCGTGCAAAAAACAAGGATGGGTCCGATAGATGTCCGCCAACTTGCATGGAATGTGGCTATAAAGCACGTAAAAAAGCAGAAGACCTCGAAACAGAGAAAATGTTTAACGATAGTTTGAAAGCCAGAGCGATTAATTACTTGAAGTACAGCTCTCTTTATACCGACAAAAATTTAATTAATTGTCGTTTTAAAACATACAAAACAGTAGACACAGAAACCAAGCTTGCTTTTGAAATTGCCAATCGTGCCACAACTGAAATTCTTTTGAATAAACCAATTCATATGATTCTTTCAGGCAAAAGCGGTGTTGGTAAAAGTCATTTAGCTATGTCAACGGCTTGGGAAGTGTTGGAGAAATCAAACTATGATAAACGCTGCTTATTTATTAGCTATGCGGAACTCTTAGAACAGCTAAAATTTGCGATGAATGATGAGCAAGCCAGAAAAGAGATAACAGGTAGTTTGATGGCAGAAATCAAAAGCGCAGATTTAGTAGTTCTGGACGATTTAGGAGCCGAGTTGGGAGTTAAACAAATTAATGATAGGAATAAAAGTACTAACTTCAATAACGACACCTTAAATCGCATTGTAGAAGCTCGGCAGAATAAAGCAACAGTATTTACAACGAACTTAACAGGTAAAGAAATGAGCCAAGCTTATGGGGAGAGAATCCTTTCTCGCATCATGAGTAATTCACAAGGATTCGTGATGAAAATTGAGGGGACATCAGACAAACGAGTAGCAGGCATCTAAAATGCTATTTTTAGCGAATATATCCAGCGTAGAGCAGTTTTACAATCAAGTGAATATAAATAGATGCAAAGAAAGAAAAACGGCTTAAAACGCATTTTAAAGCCTTGAAAATAAATCAATAGAAAGGGGAATCATTCAATGCCGTATGTAGTGAAAATTTCAGCCTATCTTGGCAAAAATGGTCGACCAGTAGCCAACTTAAAAGATGCAGTGCTATTTGAGCATAAAGAGACAGCAGCTATTGCAACAATCGTATCTGGCGGAACTGTTTCAGAAGTAAAGGAAGCCATCATAATGCCAGAAAAACCGAATAGGTATACAGCAAAATCTACCAAAGTAGATTTTAAAAAGGAACCAATTGAAAAAGCAACAAAAGATAACCAAGCTTGGATGAAAGGGGCTAAATGAGAATGAAGTGTGTTAGATGTCAAGATCAGCGTGTGATTTGGGGAAAAGACAGATTCAATTATGCAACACCTATTCCATGCCCAGAATGCAATAAAGATGGAAAAGCAGTTCGAGCGGAAACTGCGACCAAGGAAAGGGAGTTAAAACAATGCAATCACCAACAGCCCTGAATAAGCGAGGAAACAAAGTCACAATTGATGGTTACACATTTGATAGCCAGAAGGAAGCTAACTTTTATACAAAGTTTGTCAAAAATTGTGGGTTACCTTTTGAAGTTCATCCGCGTTTTAGACTAACCGAACTTACACCAACTGCGGATGGTATAGGCAAAATTTCGGCGATAGCTTATTCACCTGACTTCATCATAAAAAACTTAGATGGGAGTTGGAGACATGTCATTGATATTAAAAACTCTTTTGGCGTGTATGGTATTGACCAATCCGTTAAGCTTCGTTTTCGTCTATTTGCCCTTCGATATGGTCATCCAGTTGAAGCGATTGTTGTTCGTGCTAGAGATTTTAAAGTGATCACTCAAGGTGTAACTAAGCCTTTAAACGAAAAAAGACCATTCATAACCGATAATTTCGATTACGAATGGAAAGATGCAACTAATTATTAAACGAAAGTAGGAAAATAAAATGACAAAACAAGTAAATTTCAGACCAGAAGTGAAAAAAGTGACATCTAAATCAAACGGAAATATCGAAGTGCTATTAGTGGTTAGCAACGCTTCATTAAAAGGGAAATATGAAAGTTTAAACGAATTTTTAGGTAAAACAGTATCAACGACCATTGAGCCAGAAACAGTAGAATACAAGGTACCAGTTAACAAGCAGACCAATAAACCGAATGTCGAATATATTGTGAATAACGACGGAACAGTTGAAGTTCTAAAAGAAGAACAAACTTCTTTAGAAATGGGCGATGATGTGCAAGAAGTTGAAGAAGTTGCTGTGCAAGTATCGAAAGAAACCATTGACGAATTCATCAAGAAGGCAACAACAATCGAATGGCCAGAATCAGTAACAATCAACGTTCGTGGCGTGTTGCATCGAATCGATGAAGGGGAAGCCTTAGAAGAAATTGCAGCTGATCATGATGTTTCAGTTGAAAATCTAATCAACCAAGTTGAACTTGCACGCCAACATTTTGCACCGTTTGCAGATTCTTGGAGCAAAAATAAAGAGAACATCATTTTCCCTGAAAAGACAGTTGAAGATGATGAAGAAGAAATCGAATAATAATCTCGTAGAAAGTGAGTGTTAATTTTGCTTGAGATTTATTATACGCCAACATCCGCAATAATTGCGGATGCATTGGCTAAAACATATGAAGTTGTTTCTTTAGAAACAGCTAGAAATATTGCCAAGAAATTTAAAGCTAGATTGAAGCAGAAAACGGACCTTTATGTGATTGAGGGAATTTTGATTGATGCTGGTTATAAAAAAGAGCCAGTGAAGTTGTAAGAAAGCGGGTGAATAAGATGAATGAGCAAATAAATTTGCTTGAGTTAGATAATGATAAACTTTGGCAATTTTATGGGCATTATTGTAATGACGATTGGTCCGCTAAGACAGAGACCGTGAATGGTGTTACTGATATAGTGCTAGGCTTTAGAATTAAACTAACGAAAAATGAACTGAAAAAAATATGCAGAGATGCCATCGAAATAAGCAGAATTAAGTATGGATATTCTGTCAGGTTTTTAACAAATAATGTAAAGAAAGAGCTGTTCGTTCGTTTTGACAACCACACCACTAGTAAAAAAAGAGATGTCTTTGAACATATAAATTTATATTTTTAAGCGGAAAGCGAGTGAAGAAGATGATAAGAAAGTCAGATAAAATTCGTGCATGGGAATTACAAATGATGTCTCAAAAAATCAGAGTTTTGAGTGGTTTAAGTACAGGTCCAACTGTAACTGTTATGGAAATAGGCAAGTCGTGGCTTGACCATGAACCATTATACAACAAGCTTTCTGCCGCCATTTATCACAATAGCAATTTAATTCATCTGCCAAAAGATTGCGAAGACTATTCTTATAACACAGAACAATATGAAAAAGCTGTCAACGATTTTTGGAAAATAAATGCAGAGAATTTTAATGAACCATGTGAAAAGCGGCCTGTCTACTAATAAAAATCAGATAAAGAAAGTGAGTGAAGAAGATGATTCCAAAGTTTAGAGCAAGAGATGAACGAGGAAACTGGCATGTTGGACTTTTAACTTTTATGTTTGGCCAGTATGCCATCGTAAATGAAACAGATGAAAATACGGTTTATCTGATTGATAAGGAAACAGTCGGACAATCAACAAGGTTGAAAGACAAGAACGGCGTTGAAATTTTTGAGGGTGATATTGTTCAGTATCGTGATGGAGAATATAGCTACCTGGGTATCGTGAAAAGAGACTGTTATCAATTTTTTATCGATGGAATAGAACCAGATGACAACTATGATTTTATTGATGTTTCTAATACTTTTGACGGAACTAGTTCATTAGAAGTTATCGGAAATATATGGGATAACCCAGAATTATTGGAGGGAAACAGCGATGAATAAACAAGAATTGATTGATAACTTAGAAAGTTTATCGATCGTAAAAGTAAGCAAATCTGACTATCACGAAGGCTTTTGTGAAGGCGTTTGTGCTTCACTCAATTTAGTGAAGAAACTAGACGAACCGAAAAAAGTGGTTGTACCAGAGTACGTTGATCAATGGTTAAATTACTGCATCGGAGTAGAGATGACATTGATTGAAGCTTTAGAAACAAATAAAAACAAACTCGGTGTGGAAGTATATGCATTTGCTAAAAAAACATCTGATTGGCTTTTAGACAGCATGAACCAGCAAATTTTTGCAAAGATTTGGGCAGGAGAAAGCTATGAAGTTAAAGGTGCAATGATCCATGAGTTGAAAATTAAACCAGAATATTTCAAAGCTGTTGAGTCAGGCATGAAAAAGTTTGAAATTCGCAAAAACGATAGAGACTATAACCTTCATGACTTATTAATCCTTCAAGAATATAAAAATGGAAAATTTACTGGAAATAAATGTTCAGTGATAGTTACTTACATCACTGATTATGCACAAAAAGATGATTTTGTCGTTTTAGGTATTGAATTGTTTGAGGGTGATTAGATGAACAGGATATTTAGAGTTAAAGGAAATAGCCGTTTTGATCATAATTTTGAAATTGGACAACTAGTAGAATTGGTCCGACTATACCCAGACGGTGTCTGTGAAGTTAGAGGAAAGCACTTCATGTCAGAAATTAACCAAGATGTACATCCTTGCGACCTAGAAGAGGTTTTTGGGGAGGAGAAGTAAAAATGTTAAGTTATCCAGAATTATATATACTGGGCCGTCAAGTAGATGGCGTGTATGTTGAATATTCAGAGCCATATCTTTCAAAAAAAGAAGCTGAATTTGATAAGCATCACTATGAAATGGGCCAATCAATGTCACATGATGCTGGCTCTTGGAAAATTTTAAAGTATGGCAGACCAATTACAGTGGAGGCTTAAAGATGAATCATAGTAATTATACAGGCGTAGCAGAGAGCCTAACTCAAAGTTTTAAAAATTTAGCGGAATCAATCAGAAAAGGATTTGGGATTTTTAGTGAACAAGAGAACCGAAGAATTCACTATTTATGCAGTAGGGGTTTTTCTCTTGAAGATGCGAAGATTGTTACTAAATTGGAAAGCGGATATGCCGTTTCGTACGAAGAGTTAAAACAATTTGTGAATTTATTATAATTAGTAAAGTAATAAAAAAAGCCGGATTACTCCGACCATTGGTAATATTCTCGACACGAATATTATACCATAAACGGGGGAATCAAAGGATGGTACTTTTTGACGTAAAGAAATATGAAACACCGGATGCAAAGGACGTAGATATGGAGCAAACTAAACATAACGTCAGTGTGTTCCTGTCTGCCTATCTTGCTGCTAGATGTCGTGTTGGCCAGCCGAGGGAACCAAAAGTAACAGCTTCATTCTCTTTGGTTCCACCATCCACGGCCAAAAACACTTTTGAAGCCGAGCAAATGTTAATCCAGAAAGAAGAAGCCCAAGAAGAGTTTGATTATTTGCATAAGCTTTTTGTTAGAGGTTATTCTGCGATTCAGCATCCGCACAAACCAGATGTTACCGAGCGAAGAAAAAGAATCTTCTATGATCGATATATCAACGGTAATCCAATCTATCTAGCAGCGCAACGAAACTGCATCAGCGAAGAATCAGTGAAACAAGAATCTAACATGATTATTGTTCAATTTGCTTCAGCGCTGGAACTGGTTGCTTTTAAGTAGCCATTTATTACACTTTTTATACCTCTTTTATACACTTTATCTACACTTCATATACCTTCTAAACGAGTTATTATGATAGTGTCAAAAAAATAAGAAATGCGACACACTTACACAAAATTTAAACGGAACGATTGCCTACTTATTTTTTTGATTTGAGATTACAAGGAAGTAAAAAAATTCTACTTTCTTCGTTTAGTCACTTGTGATCTCATTTAAATTCTCTCGCAAACCACCAATTATAAAACTAAAGAAGTGAGGTGAATTTCCTCTCTCTTTTTTCTACAGGTTTGCGAGAGTTAATGGAGCATAGCTTAATCGGCAGAGCAGCGGTCTCCAAAACCGTTGGTATAGGTTCGAGTCCTATTGTTCCAGTAAGTGGCATAAGCTGCTTAAATAAAATAGATCGTCAATAAATGTTCGGACAAACAAATTGGCGCTACTACCTTTCACTAGGGCTGCATTTATATGCAGTCCTTTTTGTTTTAAGTGTAGTAGATTTTTCATTTTGAAAGGGGATAAGTAAGACAATGCGTGTATTAATTAGAAGTTCAGCATCTGGTTCAGAGTATTGGGATACCGAAGAAAAAAGAAATGTGTTTGTACCTAAAGGTCAAGAACCTGATTTTGAAGTTACTGAAAATCCTGAATCAATGCTAAGTAAAGAAGCTGATTTACATGTTGGTGGATTACCAATTACTGTAGGGAATGTAACGATTGATACTGATGGAATTAAAGGCGAACGATTATTAACAACTGCAAGTGCTGCTGATGATGAAGAACAAGATGAGCTTGTTCCGTCTGATGATGAATCTGTTGTATTAGAAGAAATGAATGTAAAAGAATTGCGTGAATATGCAAAACGAAAAGGTATTGAGATTCCAAGTGCTGTACGTGCAAAAGGTGAAATTCTCAATATTATTAAAGAATCTGAATAATGCGCTATTGCCAGTTTGAAGGTTGCTCTAATACAACAGAAAAAGGAGCTTATTGTTCCGAACATGCTAGGAAGTCAAGAAAAAAGAAAAAGCCAATCAATGTTTATCATCATGACAACAAATCATTTTATCGAACAAAAGAATGGCAAGATGTCGCTGACTTTGTCTATGAAAGAGAAGGTGGTTGCTGTCAAAGATGTGGCCGTTTTGTATTTGGAAGGCAAGCGCATCGGCATCATGTGATTCCAATCAAGAAGAACGAAATGCTCAAACTTGATCCAAACAATATTCGTTTGTTGTGTCCGAAGTGTCATGTGATTGAAGAAAATGAAGCAGATGAGAAAAAAGTTTTTCCATCTTATTTTAAAAAATGAAGCCCCCCTATCAAATCTGATTCAAATTTTTTGTCGGGGGATAGGGTAGGGGGCAGTCACGCGTGTCGTTAGGTCAAAAATTTTAAAAATAAAAGGGGGGTGTATAAAAAATGACCACAAAAGCGCAACGCAAAGCGATTATTGATGAAAAAGTTAATCACGAAAAAACGCGAATTTTAGAAATTATGCGCAAGTCTGATTTATACACTATTACTCTTGATCCATTGATTGAATCATACTTGGATATTTTTGAAGTTTACCAATACAAATACATGCTGTGGAAAGAAAAAGGATTTCCCGAAACCCAAAAAACAACAAACAAGGCTGGAGCTACTAACAATAGCAAGCATCCACTAGCGCAACAAGTCGAAGTTTGGGCCGATAAAAAAATGAAAGCATTGGATTTATTAGGATTGACCAATAAGTCAAAAACAGGCAGACAAATTACTGGTGGTTCAACAGCTAGAGCAGATGAAGAAATGAAACGGCCAGAAGAAAAGCCTGTAGATGAATTGGCAGAACATCGGAAAAAATGGCGTAAAAAGGCAGGGAATGAAACATGATTGAACCTGGTGTAAATTATGCTGATTTATTTGCGAAAGAAGTTCGAAAACATCCTAAGAAATATCCGAAAACGGTTCGTTTAGCAATAGATCGTTGGTATCGATGGAAGAAACGAAAAGATATTTGGTTTGATGTTGATCGTGCAAATGAAATGATGGACTGGGTAGAATCTTTTATTGTTCATACAAAAGGCGATATGGTAGGTAAACCATTTCTTTTAGAGCCATGGGAAAAATTCATTTATTCTTGGATTTATGGCTGGGTAAAAGAAAATGAAAAAGGGCAAGTAGTCCGTGTTACTCGTGAGGCATACGTACAAATACCAAAGAAAAATGGGAAAACATTAATAGCCGTAGGGGCGTTGGGATATGCTATGTATGGCGAAGGTGCCTTATCTGTCGATTGCTATGCATGTGCTTCTGATTTTGCGCAAGCCCAGTATGCTGCTAAGCCTTTTGCCGCTACTATCCTAAATAATCCAGTGCTATTAGATGGGACTAAAATATTTAAAGGTCCAAAAGGCACCGTTTCAAGTATTACGTATGACTATTTACATGGAGATATGGCTTATACAAATAAGTTTATTGTTCAGACAAAAAACATTGATAACATAGAAGGTTCCAATCCATATTTTGTTTTAAATGATGAGCTGCATAAACAAGAGAAAATGGAACAGTACGATAACTTTAAATCTGCACAAATTTCATTGCCACAGCCGTTAATGTTTAATATTTCTACAGCTGGTAAAGGAAGTAGTTCGGTTGGTATTCGTGTTTATAAAGAAGCAAAAGAAGTCTTGAAGCGCGATGATAATGATTCAAACTTTGTTTTGATTTATGAACCAAATAAGGGATACGATTGGACAGATAGAAAAGTTTGGGAAATGTGCAATCCTAACTGGGGAATATCTGTTGATTTGTCTGCTTTAGAATCAGCCTTTAAAACTGCGCAACGTTCCGCTCACTCGAAAGCTGAATTTTTAACGAAGCATTTAGATGTGTTTGTGAATGGTGCAGATAATTTCTTTGAACAAGAGCAAGTGGAACCGTGTTTGGTTCCCACAAATGAATTAGGTAACTTAAGTGGTGAGCCATGTTGGATTGGTTTGGACTTATCTAAAAGTCGAGATTTAACTTGTGTATCATTAAATTTTCCTACATGGGATGCCGAAGGAAAAGCGATACTCAAAGTAAAACAATTATATTTTATTCCTAGTGAAAATATTGATTTTCGAGAAAAGGAAGATAATGTGCCATATTCTGAATTAGCAGAACAAGGATTTGTTGAATTTTGCGATGGTAAGTTAATTGATCAAGAACAAATATTTCATTTTATTGAAGATTGCATGGATTTTTATGATGTTCAACAAGTCAATTATGATCCAGCGATGAGTGACCGATTAGTTGAAAAATTGGAAAATTTAGGCTTGGAATGTGTGCAAGTTGATCAGTACGCAAGAGTATTGAACTCGCCGCTTGAAGATGCCGAGCGATTATTTTATGAGCAAAGGATTATGTTTGATAATCCTTTATTTTTGTATTGCGCTTTAAATGTGGTTGTCAAAATGGATTTTCAAGGCCGTAAAGTACCAAGTAAAAACCAGTCAAAGAGAAAGATTGATGGATTTGTTGCTTTCCTTTGTGCGCATAAGGAAACAATGGATCAAATGATTGATGTCAACGAAGATGATATGGATGAATATTTAGATTCTATCTATCGATAATAGAAAGGCGGTGAGATTTTGAAGCTAAGAGATAGACTTTCAAATGCTGTATATGGATTTTTGGAAAAGCGTGGCTGGATTGAAGATATTTATGGCAATGTAACAAGATATTCACAACGTTTTGTTAACGATTCTTCTATTATGGAATCGTCTGATGTTTATGAATTGGTACAAGATATTTCTAATCAAGTTGCACTAGCAGAGCCAGTAGTAATTGGTCCTGATGGCGAAGAAGTCAAAAACCATTTCTTGCTAAACATATTGAAAAATCCTAATGATTATTTAACTGGTTTTGAATTTGCAAAGCTTGAAACAAATACATTGTTAATCAATGGAGAAGCTTTTCCTATTACAGATAATGACCAGTTACATTTAGGATATGGTGTTCAAACGAAATTAGATGATCGTTTGATTGAAAAATTTTCAATGAATGGCCAACCAATACCAGGGAGTATGATTCGTCATATAAAAAATATTGGTGTGGATTCCTTAAAAGGTGCTGGAATTATTGATCTTGCAAAAAGCACGCTAGAAGGCGTTTTAAGTGCTGAAAAGGTTTTGACAGAAAAATATAAGAAAGGCGGCTTGCTTGCTTTCTTGTTAAAGCTGGATGCGCATATCAATCCAAATAACAGCGCGCAGCAAAAGATAGTAAAAGCTATTTTAAACCAGTTGGAGGAAACGCAAGATAATGATAGTCATTCAGTTAAAATGATTCCTTTAGGTAAAGGATACTCAATTGATATTTTAAAAAGCCCAATTGATGATGCAGCTATTCTTAATTATTTGGGTGTTTATAAAAAAGACCTAGGAAAATTTTTAGGAATAGATGTAAATACTTATCAAGCATTAATGAGAACAGATATTGAAAAAGCAATGATGTATCTGCACAACAAAGCAATTAAACCAATATTAAAAAATAAGAGCGAGCATTACTCGGCTCTTTTTTTTATGCCTAATTCTGGTTATCGAGTGGAATGGAAAATTAATATTTTGGACTTTGTACCTTATTCCACCAAAACAAACATTGGGTACAACATTGTTCGAACAGGTATTACCAGTCCTGATAATGTGGCAGAAATGCTTGGTTTTCCTAGACAAAATACTAAAGCAACACAAGCCGTCTATATTTCAAATGATTTAACGGAAATCGGCAAAAAGAATGCTACCGATAACTCATTGACAACAGAGGATGACTTGAAGGGAGGTGGTAAGAATGAAGAAACAGGAAATACGGACATTTGACATCACAAACCTTAAAACAAGAAGCGAAGAAGATAGTCAAACACAGATTGTTACTGGCTATGCGGCGGTGTTTAATAGTCCAACAGAATTATGGGAAGGCCTAAATGAAGTGATTAAGCCTGGAGCTTTCAGTCGTGCTTTGTCAAATTCTGATGTTCGTTGTTTATTCGATCATGACTGGGGCAAAGTATTAGGGCGCACAAGAAGTGGAACTTTGAAACTTGAAGAAGATGATAAGGGACTACGATTTGAAGTTGAGTTGCCCAATACAACTGTTGCCAATGACTTGATTCAATCAATGTCACGTGGGGACATTAATCAGTGTAGCTTTGGTTTTTATCCAACGGAAGAAACTTGGGATTATAGTTCAGACCCAGTTTTAAGAACTATCCATGAAGTCGAATTGTATGAAGTTTCTATTGTTTCTTTGCCTGCTTACGAAGATACAGAAGCAGCACTAGCAAGAAACAAACAAGAAATGAAGCAAGATATTAAAACTAGAAAAAAATTAATTGAAAAAATTAAAACAGCGCTTGAAGCGTAGGAGGAATTTATTATGAACAAAGAATTATTGCGTCAATTACAAGCTCGTCACGAGAAACGATTAAGTGATTTACAAGGCAAAATTGAATCTGGAGAAGTGCGTGAAGCAGATTTAGATTCAGTTAATGAAGAAATTGATGGTTTAATCGATGAATTAAAAGCCATTAAAGCTGAATTAGGGGATGATAATTCAGAATCTGGTGACGGTAAAGGCGATGATGGAACCGCCAAATCCGATAATACTGATGATGAAAATAAAGAAGATCGTGAAAAAGATACGAACGAAAATAACAATGATAAAAACGAAGAAAATCGTGGCGGCATGATTAGTCAAGAACAGCGTGATGGCTTGTTACGCACAATTCATGAAGGAATGGAGGCTAGAAATGCGATGTCTAATGAACAACGTGAAAAACAAATTCGTAAAGCATTTGCTGATTTTGTTATTGGTAATATTTCAGAAAGTGAAGCACGTTCATTAGGTATTGAAACAGGCAATGGTTCAGTGACAGTACCAGAAGTGATTGCCTCCGAAGTGATTTCTTATGCTCAAGAAGAAAACTTATTGCGTAAATACGGAACGGTGATTCGCACGGCTGGTGATGTGAAGTATCCAATTCTTGTGAAAAAAGCAGAGGCTAATGTAAACAAAAAAGAACGTACGACAGATATTGCTGAAACAGCGATTCAATTTGACGAAATTTTACTTGATCCAGCAGAATTTGATGCATTGGCAACTGTAACGAAAAAACTATTAAAAATGTCTGGTGTGCCAGTAGAAGATATTGTTGTAGAAGAATTGAAAAAAGCATATGTTCGCAAAGAAATTAATTATATGTTTAATGGCGACGATGCAGGAAATGAAAACCCAGGAGCTTTAGCTAAAAAAGCTGTTGCATTTGAAAAACCTGTAGATTTAACAGCTGCAGGTGCTGGTCAAAAATTATATGATGCATTGATTGAATTTAAAAATACACCAGTAACAGAAGTAATGAAAAAAGGTCGTTTTATTATTAATCGTGCAGCTTTAACTGCTATTGAAAAAATGAAAACAGATGATGGATTCCCATTGTTACGACCATTCACGCAAGCAGAAGGTGGTATTGGTTATCAATTAGTTGGTTATCCAGTTGATTGGACCGATGCAGCAGATAAAAAAGGTGAACCAGATACACCAGTATTATATTTTGGTGATTTTTCTGCTTTCAAAATTCAAGAAGTTATTGGAGCGTTAGAAATTCAAAAATTGGTTGAAAAATTCTCTGGAAAAAATCAAGTTGGTTTCCAAATTTACAACTTGTTAGATGGCCAATTAGTTTACTCACCATTCGAGCCAGCTGTTTATCGTTATGAAATTACAAAACCAGTAGGTGGTTAATGTGAATAACGAAGCTGAAACATTATCTTTAGAAGAAAAATTCAAAGCACATATTCATTTTGAAGAGGGGATGGATGATTCCATGCTCTCTTTTTATTTAAATATGGCAAAAAATTATGTAAAAACTGCAACTGGAGGGCAAGAAGAATATTTAATTTTGATGGTTGCTGGTATTGCTTATGAATATCGTGTTTCAGAAGATGAATTAGATAAGGCGTTGAATGCGATCACGCCATTTATCATCCAAGGAGTGATTCAACATGCCGAAGAGGCAGACGAATAGGTTTCGATGGAAAGCAGACTTGCTAAATGTAAAAGAAGAAACAGATTCGAACGATAAAGTAGTTACAACCTATAAACTTAACAGGCTTTTATGGTACGAAGATATTGGAGTAACTGCACAAGAAAAATATCTTTCACAGCAAGCCAAAACAGACGTTGTCAGACGGATTAAAGTGAGATTGGATAAATCTATCACAGAAAAGTTTAGCGCTGTTAGAATCGATTCTGTGATCTATAAAATCACTCGTATTTACACAAATATGGATAAACGAGAAATGGAGTTGAGTTTGGCTTATGTTGACTGATTTTGAAACATTTAAAAAGGCACTCTTGGATTCTGGCTATAAAGTTTTTAGAGATCAAGCACCAAAGAATACACCATATCCATATCTTATTTATTCGTATATTGGAGAAACTCAAAAATGGGCTTCAAATAAATTTATTGTGTCTAAAGGATTATATCAAGTATCGCTTTTTACAAAAGGAATTGAACAAGATTTGAATCCGTTAAAAAAAAGCTTTAAAAATTATAGTATTCATTTTAATGGTTTTTCTTCTATACAAGGAGATGAAAATGATGATACGATTACTAATTTTTATACAGAGGTGACTATTTACAATGAGTAATAACGGATTTTTAGATATGGCTAATCATTTAGGAACGATAGCGGAAGTTACAGAAGAAATAACAAAAGAATCATTAGAAGAAGCTGCAAATTTTTATTTGAATAAACTACTTCCTAAAGTCCCTAAATCATTACTTAAAAAGAAACATATGCGAGATCAATTAAAAGTTGAAGTAACTAATGAAGGTGTAGAAGTAGTTTTTGAAGATACAGCTTTTTATTGGCGATTCGCTGAAAATGGAACAGTAAATCAAAAAGCGCAACATTTTGCCAGCGGAACATTTGAACAATATAAAAGTCAAATAGAGATGATTATGACTAAAAAAATAATGAATAAAATGAAAGGATGAGTAGCATGTCAAGTATTAGTACGAAAGACAAACAATTATTATATCCAATTGGTATCGATGATTTATTCATTGTAATGTGGACACAATCAGAAACAGTAAGTTCGGGGCCGACATTTGATAGTGAAATTTGGAGATTGCCAAACATTGTAAAATTAGGCATTAAAGGTAATGGTAGCACAAAAGATAAATGGGCTTCTAATAAACTATTTGCACGTGTAAGTCGAGAAACACAGCATGAATTAACATTAGATCACGTGGCTATTCCAATTGCTATTTGGGATAAAATGAAAGGTGCTGTTAGTAAGAATGGTGTTTCTTTTTCAAAATCAACACCTAAAGAAATGCCATATTTTGCGGTAGGTGCTATAGGACCATTATCTAATGGTGAAAAAAGTGCTTTTTGGTATCCAAAAGTTCAACTTGCCATTGCGGAAGAACATGAATTTGAAACAACTACAGAAGAAATGGAAATTAAAGATATTTCTTGTACAATGACAGCAACTAGCTTATTGGTTAATGATGTAATCAAATCAGATTACAATTCCGTTCGTTCTAGTGTAACTGACATGACGGTTGAAAAATTCATGGCTGAAGTTATTTATGATGAATCACAAGTTCTTCCTACTCCTCCAGAGGGAGGGACTGAATAATGGCCAAGTTACGTGATTTAGTAAATGTAAATGTCAATGTCGAACACATAGAAATTCAAGGTGAAAAAATTCCTATTATGTTTTCGATGAGTGCATTAGATTATATTCAAGAAGCATATGGGAAACCGTATCCTGTTTTTGAAAGAGATTTAAATAATATGATGAAACAAAAACAAGTAACGTTGCGAGGAAACGAGTTAAAACTCATCCGATCATTAATGTATGGCATGGTGCGTGCTGGTGGTACTGAATGCACTATTAAAGAGCTAGAAGGTGCCATTGCAATTAATGAAATTGTCAGTGCTTATGAAACGGTTATGGATGTTTTCATGAATGGAAACTTTCAACAAAAAGATTTAGAAACAGTAAAAAAGCAACCGAAAAATCGAAACAGTCACAACCGAAATCGAAACAATCGGAAGAGGTAGAAATACCTTGGGATTTCTATTTAAACGTGGCAATGAACCTATTTGGTTGGGACGTAAATTTTTTCATGAACTGCACACCAAATTTTTGGTTAAAGCAGTTCATTTTTTATTTGCGTAGAAATAATCCAGATGCGTTTGAATTCGAACAAAATGACCAGATTTATACGATGGATCAAACGCCATTTTTTAATTAGAGAGTAGGTGAGAATTTGGCAAAGCATGAATCAGATGTTGTTTTACGATTTAAAATGGATGGACAGGTACAATATGCACAAACTATAAAAGAAATTAATCAAGTGATGAATACCGCAGCAAAAGAGTACAAGGCTCATATTTCAGCATTAGGGAATGATGCTACTGCAACCCAAAAATTAGTAGCTCAACAAAAAAAGCTACAAGTGCAAACAGAAGCAGCTGAAAAACGTACAAAAATGTTACGAAAAGAGTATGAGGAATCGGTAAAAGCAACTGGTGAAAATTCAAAAGAAAGTAAAAAATTATATGATCGTTTGCTACAAGCCGAAACTGCCGAAAATAATTTAAAAAATGCGTTGGACAAAACCAATAAGGAACTTAAAGAGCAAGAAAAAGCTTCAAAATTTGCTGCAGATAATATAAAAAAAATAGGCGAAGCTGGCGAAAAAATTAAAGGAGTAGGTACTAAAATAACTGCAGGTGTGACAGTACCTATCATGGCAATAGGTGGTTTTGCTACTAAGCAAGCAATAGAAGCAGAAACACAATTTGCTAAAGTTTCTACTCTTTTAGATTCAAGTCAAGTTGATTTTCAAAAATATAAAAATGAAATTGCAAAAACTGCAACAGATATGGGTGTGTCCTTTGAAGAATATTCTGAATCAGTTTATTCAGCTATATCAGCATCAGTTGATCAAGCTGATGCTGTTAATTTTGTGGGTGATGCAGTTAAATTGGCTAAGGGTGGTTTTACTGAAACTGCAACTGCGGTAGATTTATTAACAACAACGATTAATGCATATAATTTAAAAGCTACTGATGCAGGAAAAATTTCGGATTATTTAATTTCTACTCAAAATTTAGGTAAAACAACTGTAAATGAGTTAGCTTCATCTATGGGGAAAGTAATTCCAATAGCTAATGCTAATAATGTAGGGATGAATGAATTATCAACTGCTTATGCTGTTATGACCAAAAATGGTATTGCTACAGCAGAAACTGGAACTATGGTAAAAGCCATGTTAAATGAGTTAGGAAAAACTGGTAGTCAAGCTGATAAAGCTTTGAAAGAGATTGCAGGAAAATCATTTAAACAATTAATGGATGAAGGGAATAATTTATCTGATGTCCTTAATTTGATGAATGAACATGCTCATAAGAATGGTTTAGCATTAAATGATATGTTTGGATCTGTTGAAGCAGGAACTGCAGCACTAACACTTTCAAAAGGTGAGGGTTCTGAATACAATGAAATTTTAAAACAAATTAATGATTCAGCAGGTGCTACTCAAGAAGCTTTTGATAAAATGGATGATACGCCTGCACGAAAAATGGAAAAGGCGCAACTAAGAATTGCTGATGCAATGCGACAAGTTGGGGAAGTTGTGATACCTATAGTAGCTGATATTGCAGAAAAAGTTTCTCAATTTGTAACTGCATTTTCAAATTGGTTTGGTTCATTAGATGAAGGTTCAAAACAAACAATATTAATGATAGCTGGTGTTGTGGCTGCTATCGGTCCAGTATTAGTAGTTTTAGGAACACTTGCTAGTTCCATTAGTAGTTTGATTCCAGTTATTGCTTTTATTGCGTCGCCAATTGGTTTAGTAATTGCGGCGGTTGCCGCTTGGGTAGCTGCAATCGTAGTTGCATATAATAAAATCGGTTGGTTTAGGGATTTTATCAATACCTCCTTTAAAGTAATTAAAGATATTGTGGTTGGTGTATTTAATGTTTTGAAAGATACGACAAAATCTACTTTTGATTTCATCACAGGATTTATTGGTGGTGCCATGGATGGGGTTGCAAAAATTATTGGCGATTACGTAAATGCAATTAAGCGTATTTTTGGCGGTATCGTTGATTTTGTAACGGGAGTATTTACTGGAGACTGGTCAAGAGCGTGGCAAGGTGTTGTTGATATTTTTGGTGGTATTTTTGAAGGTATCGCTGCAGTAGCTAAAGCTCCAATCAATGCCATGATTACGTTAATCAATGGATTTATTGGCGGATTAAACAATATAAAAATACCTAAATGGGTGCCAGGAATTGGCGGTAAAGGATTTCATATTGGAAAAATCCCTTATTTAGCAGAAGGTGGAACTATTCTAAATGGTCAAGCCATTGTTGGTGAAGCTGGTCCTGAACTTTTAACCGCTAAAAACGGCAAGACAACAGTAACTCCATTGTCACCAGAAGAAAAAGCTCGTGGAATTGGTGGTGCTTTGAAAGGTGGTAACACTATTGAACAACATGTTCATATTGGCCAAGTAGATGCAAATAATCCGAGTGAGTTAGATCGAATGAATCGCAAGCTTTATAAAGCAAGTGCGCAAGCTTTCTATGACTTAGGAGGTGTTCCAACGTGATTTTTATGAATCCTGATGAACCCAATTTCATTTGGAAAGATTTGAATGCAGTTCGTGATATGGGGTGTATTATCGAAAATGAGCTGTCAGAGGTTTTACCAAATAAACGATATGAAACGTATTCGATTATCGGAAGAAGTGGTGAATTTAATGAAACGTTCAATGATTATGAACCCTTTGATTATGAAATTGAAGATGTAACTATTCCATATGAAAATTTAGCGGCAGTCAAAAGATGGTTAACTGGTAAAAGTAAACTTATTACTCACAATGATGAAGATAAATATTTAGATGCTATTTGTACAATGAGTAAACCAACTTCATTCAAAAATGAATGGGGTGTTTTTTATACCTTTAACGTTGAATTTAGATGTCAACCGTTCAAAAGAAAAGTAAACGAACAACCAAAAGTGATTAAAACAAAATCAATTGAAATTACTGATCACGGTGATGAAATTGCTTTTCCTTATATCGAAATTAATTCAAAAGGTGGCGATATTACGTTAAACATTGGTAGTAACTCACTAACGATTTTGCGTACACAATCAGGAATCGTCACTATTGATACCGAAAAGGGAAAAGCAATACAAGAAGGAAATCCACTATTTACACGCGGTAGTTGGATAAAAACGAATCCTGGTCAAAATAAATTAAATATATCAGGAAATTTTATAGAAGCTAAGTTTTGGAATAGGAGCGCGTATTTATGACACAAAATTTTATTTATGCATATACGGCTATTCCTGAAAATTTAAACGATAACGGAATGGCTTTGCCAGATTGGCAAGATTTACCAGAAATTAACCGTGTGTTAAATGGTGTGTATCGATTCTATGGTAACTATGCAAGAGATGGCCAGTATCGCTCATACTTAAAAAAAGGAAACTTTCTAAAGCAACAAGTTGAAGATGGATCATATCAATATTTTGAGATTTACAATATTAAAAAAAATCTGCAGTCAGTTTCAGTGACAGCGAGACACATTGGTTTTATGGCAAATAAGAATTTCATTATTGATTCGTTCACTGCTAACGGAAATGGCACGCAAATTATGAATAATTTAAAGGCTGCATTAACGTTTAAGCAACGGTTTAACTATTTGTCGAATGTCGGTACTACACATCAATTTACAGCAAAACAAGTAGGTCCAATCGATGCAATTATTGGTTCTAACAATGGCAATCAAAATTTAACAGGTGTTACTGGTGGAGAATTAGAGATGGATAACTTTAATTTGAAATTAGTAAAACAAATTGGAGCAGATAATGGCTTTAGAATTGATTTTGGAATTAATTTGGAAGCTATAGATGAGGACTATGACGACGAATCAATTATAAACAGTCTTTTTCTTATCGGTGGCGTACCAGACAATGATTATGACCAAGATAAAGAGCCAATCACGTATGGCTTTTTAGAAATTGCTGGTGTAAATGATAGTAACAGAAGAATTGGAAAACGTGAAAATTCGGAATGTAAAACAGTTGATGAGCTTAAAAAATGGGGCCAGTCATTGTTTGATAAAGACCGCATTCATGAACCAAAAGTAACGCACACTATTAGCATGGTAGCATTAGAACACACCTTGGAGTATGAAGACATGTACGAAGAACTTTCTTCTTTGCATTTTGGTGATGTAGTACATGTGCGAGCAAAAGAAGTCGATATTGAAGTAACGGAGCGCATGGTGGAATATACTTGGTTTCCGACTTTAGGAAAATTTAAAAATATTGTTTTGGGGAATGATTTATCACTTTATACTTCAACAGTAAACAATCAAACTCAAGAGCTAAAACAAAAAATTGATAATCGGACAGAAACATTAGTACAAAATGTTTTAAATGCAACGGCATGGATTACTGGAAACAGTGGTGGACATGTCGTTTTTCGTCCAGAAAAGGCGCCGTCTGAAATTCTTATCATGGACAAAAACAAAGTAGCTACCGCAAAGCGTGTGTGGCGCTGGAACTTAAATGGTTTGGGTTATTCCTCCAACGGCGTGAATGGTCCGTTCGAACTTGCTATGACTTCTAAGGGAGAAGTTGTTGCTGATTTTATTAAAGTGGGCATTATTGACACGAATGTTTTACAAACAAGCTTTAATAAAGCAACAGGCGATGTACTAAAATTAGTAGCTGGTGCTTTGCAAATTTGGAACAATAAGAAAAAAATCATGGAATTAACTAAAAAAGGGATGGAATTTTGGAATGGCTCTAGTCATATTGGGACAATTGGTACGAAAGGAAATCCTTTTCCAGGGGTAGTAGATAAAAATGGAAATCCAGTAGTTTCTGATGGAAATTCATTGCTATTAGTCGCAGATAATCCCCAAAAAATTATTGGCTTGTCTAATCAATCAGGCACAGGACATTTAATTACTGGGCCTACACAGTTTTTTGTTGGAAATAATTTTAACTTTTTTGGTCCGAATGGAAGTAAAGCAATTCTGACAGTTGATCGATTGATTGTGGGCGGCAAAGAAGTTATACCTGGTCAAAATGGTGGTGGCGGTTCTGGAGCTGGTACAGGTGGTTATCCATCCGAAGTTACAAGCGATGCAGATAAATTTGCTTGGGACTTATGGAGTTACCTACTAGCTAACGGATACAGCAAAGCAGCTGCTGCAGGTATCCTCGGAAATGTACAAGGAGAAGTTGGTCCAAGTATGAACCCAGATACCGAACAAATAGGCGGTCCAGCTTACGGATGGGTTCAATGGGATGGTTCAGCGTATCCATTGGTAGGCGCACCAACTTGGAATGGCCGAGAATATGTACAACGCTTAATCGCAGCTGCAGGTATCAAACAAGACTATAGGACGTCATTAGCCCAAGCTCAATTAATTAATTGGTGTATGTTCAATGGGCAATGGTTAGGACAAGTAAGTCCATTAACAGTTGATGAATTTAAAGTTGTCAGCTCGCCTAAAACAGCTGCTTATGCGTTTGAATTAAACTTTGAACGTCCAGCTGCAGCACATCCAGAAAGACAAACCTATGCACAAGTATGGTATGACAAATTCAAAGATTTGAAAGCTTCTACTGCAACAGGAAAAGCTGGCATAGAACATTTGGAGACTTTAATGGGCAAATGGCTTGGTAATGGGCAATGTTATGCCGTTCCAGCCGAATATTCTGGTTTTATGGGCGGCTGTGGTTTAGGCGCAGGAACAATTTATGGCTTTTCGCATGTAATTGGTGATACATCATCTGCTGCAGATATTGGTGAAGCATATGATTGGAATGCGGTAGGTTGGCGAGTAATCCAAAATCCAACGTATCAAGATTTAGTAGTAGGAGCAATCGTCAATATTAGACGAGGTGGCCAATGGGGAACAGGTTGGACAGTAGACCCAACATATGGTCACACGGGCGTGATTTACGGCTTAAATAACGGACGTATCCAAACGATAGAACAGAATGCCGAGCAAGGACAAATTGTCGCAAAATATGACCGATTATATTTTGCTAATTCTATTCAATCGATTGTTATTCCACCAAAATAACGAAAGGAGGATTTTTCAATGGTTAAATGGCAAGCAACGCTAAGTACAACCGAACCATACAATTACATTGGGATTCAGAATGTACGACAAGGAAATCGAAACACAGAAGTCTTAGAAGCCATACTAGTTGAAAATGCTTTGCCACTTGATTTAACAGGTTGCGAAGTTTTTTTTGAATCAGTTATTGATAATAAATATCCGATTCAACGAGCAGCAAAAATTGTGAATGCCAAAAAAGGGATTATCCAGTATACCTTTGATGAATATTCTATGCAGTCATTGCATAGACAGGAAGCATACTTCAGTATTCATAAAGGCGACAATCTAATTGGCTCAACGCAGAACTTTTCTTACTTTGTTGTGAATGCTGCTTCTAAAACAGAAGGTGAAATGGGGTCATATTGGCAGTCAATCGAGGATTTGATAGCTGATATGACTGCTTTTATTAATGAAAACAAGGGCGATTTCACAGCGTGGATGAACGCTAGAAAAGAAGAGTTTGAAAAATGGCGTAAAAATCAACAAGATACTTTTGAAGCTTGGCGGAACGGCCAAGAAACAGATTATCTAAAATGGTTCGAATCAATCAAAGATATTTTAAAAACTATTGATCCAGGCGGAACAATGTTAGCCGAGCTAATGGATGCACGTGTAGACATACAAGGAGTACGTCATAATTCACTTTCTGAGCGTTTATTGGCTGATATGAACTATTTGTATCATCGGTTAGAGGAACGGCTATACACCATCAAATACGGTAATGTAAACACGTTAGAAATTTTAGAGGATGATTCATTTTCTAAGAATCATGAAGTTGAAGTATTGGGAACAGTTAATCATCCAATTGAAGAAGGGGCGTTAATTATAGCGACAGTTGATGATTCAAAACAAAATGTTTTTACGATTGAAGGTGTAGACAATGGTTGATGCTAAAAGAATGATGGAAACTGATGAAAATGGGATTAAACGTCAGTTTTTTCCTATTACACATTTTTCAGCAATCCTTGGTTTATCAGAGATAATGAGCGGACAGGCAAAAGTTTTATCAGTTAACGGAAAAACTGGAGCAGTGATTATTACGCGTGCAGACTTAGATTTACCTAACGATGGGATCATGATTTCTCAAGAAGAATATGAAAAATTCAAACTAATTTTAACTGATTATGAAGCTGGAAAATTAGGTGGTTCTGGTGTTGAGTTTGAAAAAGTAAAAGGAGATGAAGAAATAAATGGCTGAATTATATGTAATAAAAAAGGATGGCGTAGCCATTGATGTACAAACTAGTACAGAAGGTGTTGTGGGTCTAAATGAATTTGTTAATGGAAAAATTAGTGGTGCTGGAGCAGGCACTGTTTCATCTGTAAATGGTCATACAGGTGAAGTTGTTTTAACTGCTTCTGACGTGAAAGCATTACCTGATACAACTATCATTCCGACACTTCCTGGTAATGCCACTGCTAAAAAAGACGGTTTAATGTCTAAGACTGATAAAGCAAAACTGGATGCATTACCAGTTTTTACATTTGAAAAGGTAGGTGAAGCGTAATGCCAGATATTGTTCAGTTAAAAGAAAATGGTGTTGTAAAGTATATGAAAACACATGCAGATGCTATTGACGGCGTGGAAGGAAAATTAGTAAAGGCCGTTGGAAATGAAACTATTCTAGGAACTAAAAATTTTCAAGATGGTTTAAAAGTAGGAAATAAAGCATTAGATACAAATATGGTAGAGCAACTTTTAAACGTCGGAAAACAAGTCTGGTCTGGAGCCGCATTTCTTCATGCGGAACAAACATTAACTCCAAGTATTCCTCTAAGTGAATGCTTAACTGGTTGGCTTATGTGCTATCAACCGTATGATAGTGAAACAGACAAAGTGCAATTGTGGGAAACAAACTATGGATTTATTCCAAAAACACACGGAAAAGATCTTTCTGGAGTGGCAGTTGTTCACAACTTAAAAACGTTAGGCGGTGGCGTTTATAACAAATATGTGTATGTGACAAATACCACGATTAAAGGACATAAAACTAATACTGACACGTCAAAATATTTTGTCGCCACAAAGATTTACGCAATCTAGAAAGGAATGACTTATAATAATGAAAATATGGATTGAAAATAAGGTGGGTTTTTTACAAGGTTATTCTTTAATGGAGCAGCCAAATCAGGTTGAATTGGAAGTAGAGCAAGAACCGTTAGATTTTTCTAATTGGCGATTTGATGGATACAAACTAATACACGATCCTGACAACGTCCCAGAACCAGAGCCAGCACCACCAACGGAATTGGAACTTTTACAAAAACAGAATGCTGAGCTAATGAAGCAAGTTTCTCAGCAAAATCAAGTTATTCAACAAACTCAAAGAATGACTGGTGAATTGATGAAACAAGTCGCTGAACTTACGAAAGGAGCGGAATAAGATGAAAACGAATGCTTTTCCAGGTTTCGATAATATTAAACAGTTGTATGATTGGAATTGTTATACAAAACAAGATTTAGTTGATTACGTGAATATGAATTGCTTAACAAAAGAAGAATATACAAAAATTTGTGGGGAACCGTTTAGCGAAAGCTAAGCGGTTCTTATTATTGGAGGAATTGTTTTGTCAAATGAAATTGTTGTCGCTGTTATAGGATTAGTAGGCAGCACAATTGGTGCGTTTATTGGAGTTGTAGCTAGTGCTAATTTGACAGCTTACAGAATTGAACAGCTAGAAAAGAAAGTAGAAAAACATAATGGGGTAATTGAAAGAACCTTTAAATTAGAAGGTCGAATGCAAGAAGCGGAACATGACATAATAGAATTGAAAGGAGCAAAAAAATGATTCTACCAGATAAGTACTACAAGATTATCAAATGGGGTGTGCTAACAGTGCTACCTGCAAGTTCTGTTTTGGTTGCCACGCTAGGTAAAGCTTATGGATGGCAGCAAACAGATATGGCTGTTTTAACTATTAATGCCATAGCAACTTTTTTAGGAGTAGTAACAGGTGTATCAGCATATAATTTAAAAGACAAGGAGTAAACGAATGAAAAAGAAAATTTTAGTTGGAGCGTTAATCGCTCTATTTTTTATGCCTGCAATCAACGTGAATGCGTATCAAGTTGAAACACGCGGAAATATTAATGCAGGGTGGTCAATGACAATTAACCGATATATCATCGCTCATGATACCGCCAATATGGATGCTGGGGTAGAAAACGAAGCCAATAACATGCTTAACAACTGGCAACGGCAAGAAGCGTTTACGCAATATGTTGTAGGCGGCGGTGGTCGTGTCATTCAGGTGGCTGAAAATGGTCGTATAGCATGGGGAGCAGGAGATGCAAACCCTTATGCTTATGCACAAGTTGAGTTAGCCAATACCTCAAATAAAGCTATGTTTAAGAAAGACTATGCTGCTTATGTTAACTTATTACGTGATTTGGCGAGTCAAATTAATGTGACTTTTGATCTAGATGATCCAACTGGCTATGGAATTAAAACCCATCTGTGGGTTACAAATAATTTAGGAGGAAATCATACTGATCCATATGGTTATTTAGAACGTTGGGGAATTAGTAAGGCACAGTTTGCACAAGATTTACAAACTGGACTTCCAGAAGATGGTAGCGAAGTTATTGTAAACCCAGGCAAACCTAATAAACCAAAATATAAAGTTGGTCAACACGTTCGTTTCACAACAATCTACAAAAATCCAGATGCGCCAATTTCACAGCATATCAATGCAAATAAGTTGTGGACCCAAGTAGGAACTATTACACAGAAATTAGACGGTCGTAAAAACTTGTATCGTATCGAAAACAGCGGCAAACTTTTAGGTTATGCAAACGATGGCGATATTGCGGAATTGTGGGAAAATAGTAAGCCAACACCTGCAAAAACATTTACCATCGGTGTAAATGAAGGAATTGTTCTTCGCAACGGTGCGCCAAGCTTGTCAGCGCCTGTATATGGAATTTGGCCGAAAGGTTCACAATTTAAATATGATTCGGTTCGTGTAGCAGATGGCTATGTTTTCTTAGGTGGTTCTGATGTTAACGGAACACGCATTTATATTCCTGTTGGTCCAAATGATGGAAATCCATCGAATACCTGGGGAACTGGATACTAAGAATAACTTTCTTTGAGTCGCCTTTCCAAAGGCGGCTTAATTATTTCAATATAATTAAATAATTATATTGAAATAATTATCGAATAAAGTTAATATTAACTTATCAAGTAATAATTCTAAGGAGTTTTGTAATGAATCTTTTTGTTGATGAATCCGGTAGCATTACAGCAAGTAAACTGAATAAAAATAGATTTTTTATTATAGCTTTTTTAGAAACTGATAAACCATATAATGTCATTCGTCAGTTTAGAAAAGCTAAAGCAGATTATATTAAGGTGTCGGGTGTGGATTTAGATATAACAAAAGAAATCAAGGGATCAGAAATGCCCTATGGTATGAAAAAAGCAATTTTTAAAAGAATTAATGAGAAGACAGATGTGACTTTCCACTTTAAAGCAATAGATAATTTTAATTTGGTTGAAAGTTTAATACATAAAACTGCGCTATCGTTCAATTACTTTGTTTATTTAACTGTTAATGAAATCTCCAAAGTATCAAATAGTTCAGATTTAAAAATGTTGAAAATGCAAATAGATGACAGAAATACGGCTATTGAGTCGTTAAATAGTTTGCAAGAATACCTGATGATTAAATTTACAATTGAAGATGGAAAGTTTGAAACAATCAAAACTAGTTATAAAAATTCAGAGTCAAAGGATTTAATTCAAGTAGTTGATTTATTCGCAAATACGGTTTTTAGAGTTTGCAAAAATCATGCTTTAGGGAGTATAAATATTGATAAAAAAAATAGAGAATTAATTAAAATGTGCAATGTTGGTTGTGCTCATTATTTTCCATGGAATTCTTGTTCGTTGGACATTTGTAAAAAAAGATAGATTTATATATTGCCAAATAAGACGATAAATGGTAAACTATTTTTGAAGTAAGATAGTAATTCTTTAAGGTACGCATAATTGTATTGCTAAGGTAATACATCCTTTGTAAGCTGCCTGTGTGGTAGTCGTCTTAAAGTTGTCTACTTCATAATAATGAAACCAAACTCAATTAGCCCAAGCTAGTTGAGTTTTTTATTTTCAGGACCATTAGCTCAGTTGGTTAGAGCAAACGGCTCATAACCGTTCGGTCACAGGTTCAAGTCCTGTATGGTCCATAGTAAAACACCTACCTCTTTTTCTTATGAGAGATAGGTGTTTTTATGTTATGGCAATATTTTTTTGTTGAAAAACGGAACAAACGTTCGTATAATATTTCTGATAGGAGAGTGTATCAGATGGTGAGACGAACTAAAAAAGAGTTTAAACCTTACAATGAGTATGTTGACAGGCCATTCGAATTAAAGTGGCCCACAGCTTTCCCATTGGGTGAATTAACAGAAGCAATTAAAAACACAGACGAATACCACGCTCGAAATATTGTGAGACTACCACAGCAATCACAGCGACAAATAGAATATTTTTTAGATCGCTCTATTAAGCAAAACAAAGTTCTAGAAATCCAATTGAATTCGTTAGATGAATATGATCGCGTAAAACCTCATGTGTTCGGAGTTTTTCGTGGAATGGCTGAGTTTGATGTTGTTCTAATTGGTGAACAAGAAATCGATTTTTATGATATTAGAAACATTCAGATTCATAATTTCACCAAGTGGAGTGAAGAACATATACCTGAAGAAAATCCGTTTGAGGAAGAACCAGAACACTGCGAAACAATAGATGAATTTGTGGACGAATATTTCGATGATAAATGGATAGAATAATTAAAAATGTAAAAGCTCTACTTCTCACTCACGGGAAGTAGGGCCTTTTTTGTTTATTCGGTATAATTTATATATCTATTCGCTTGCCTTTTTTAATTTTTTGATGTAGATTTTATCTTGTTGTTATAGTCTATTTTGCTAATTTGAATTAAAATGATATTACGCAAACCCTTGTGAGTTCTAGTCTGTCTAAATATGGTGTTGCAGAAAAATTACACCGTGAAACTAAATAATTTAGTTAGATAGAGCCTAGAATCCTTGTTGTGTAAGGGTCTAGGCTTTTTATCTATAGATTCATTACATGTTCATTTGTAGATGGAATGTAGAGGGAGGATTACCCAAGTTTGGCTGAAGGGGACGGTCTCGAAAACCGTTAGGCGAGTAACATCGTGCAAGGGTTCGAATCCCTTATCCTCCGTACCGAGAAGCAGTTGAGTTATTAGTTGCAAATAAAACGACAGAGACGTACACTTAAAGTAGAAAAATACTTAAGAAGAGGTGTCTATTATGTCAAACTATGAAGAAAAAGAAGCGCAAGCATTAGCAAAAATTGCGACGTTTTGAACAAATTGGATGCAAGTTTAGAAGAGTTGAGCTCGCTAGATGAGGATACAAAAAAACATAGTATGAAGAAATGGATTGTTGAAAAAAAAGCCATTCATGAGATTAAAAAAATTGCACACGAAGCTGGTAAGTATGACAAGTATGATGAAAAAGAATTAGAAAAAGAAATGGATCTGTTGGAAAAGTTTATGTAAAAAAGCGCTAGCTTTTGTTCAACAGTTATTTAATTTTGAGCCTAGAATTAATCGTTTTGATTTTTTCTAGGCTTATTTTTTATGAAGTAAGCAAATCGTATCGGGAAAGGTATTGGAATAAGAAATAAAGCATGTATTGATTCAGAAAAAAAGTTGTAGTAAAATGTTCGTCACAACTTCTTTTCTTATGATTTCATAGAAGGAAAAGTTGGAATAATGAATTGAGAAGAGTCGATTTTTAGGAGATGATTTTAGGTGACTTTTTATCAATTATTGCAGTTAGATCCATTTATTTTAAAACAAAAAATTCATCAAGCGGACACTAAAAAACAGCGGAGATATTTTTGGCGCGCCTTGTTAATAAGGGATATTTTATTAGTTTCGTTTGCGATTTTATGGGTGTCGACGATTACTTTTTTCTTTGGAAAAGCTGTAGCGCCTTTTTCAATTGTATTATTTTGTTTGCTGTTGAGTATCCGTTTCGTCTCATATGGCTACAGGGAAAAACAGGCCTTGCTTAGTTTAGGAATCGTGTTAACAATTCTAGGTGTTAGTCCACTAATTTCACTGATTTCTGTATCATTTTTACAATGGGGTCTTCATTTTATCTGCTTGCTGGCATTGTTTTTCTTAACTGGTAAAAACCCTAAAATGGGTAATCCGGGCTTGTATACGTTCTCCTACTTATATTTAGTTGGCACGGTTCACTATCAATCGTTTCAGCAATTAGAACAAACTTTCTTTGTATTAGTGTTTGCCTATTTACTTTTAGCTTTTGTTTATCATGTGAAACATAAAAAGTTGGATCAAGAGATTACTTTTATACAGATGGTTACAGAAAATGGTTTTTTTAATCAAAGAAATATTTGGTTTGGTTATTACGCTTTAGGCATTAGCTTATTACTTTTTATAGGAACGCACCTTCAGATTGACCGCTTTATGTGGGCAACATTTGCTAGTTCGTCATTATTTTCTGGGTATGAGACGTTTAAATTGTCTGAACGAGCAAAAGAACGAATAATAGGGGTCGTTATTGGTTCTCTAGTATCGGCTATCTTGTTATTTTATATACCAACGAACCTACTTGGTATTTTAGGAGGACTTTGTTTAGGCTTATGCACATCTTATAAAAGTAAAACGATTTTTAATTGTGTTGGTGCTATCATGGCAGCTTCTATGATATTTGGGCTAGAAACAAGTCTTTACTTAAGAATTTTGTTAAATATGTTAGGGCTAGCTTACGGTTTGCTTTATCATTTTGTCTTTGTAAAAACTATGTCCTATTGCAATCGCAAGGAGTGGCTGAAATTGTCTGAATAAAAGGAGCCTAACATTCTTTCTTGAAAGAATGTTAGGCTCCTTAGACATTTTTGTGTATATTCCATATTATCAAATTATATGCATGCTGTTAATCAATGCCCAACTGCTATATCAAATGTCGCAATTTTTGCTGAGCCAGTAGGTACAAGGTCTAGTTCCACTTCGTCAAAACTATTGCCATCAACTGGTATCCCAAGTAAATGGTAGATGGTCCAGTTCTACTTTTATAGACTATTATCTATTAGTATACCTAAATTTCTATTTAATTCGTAATGACTGACCAGGATAAAAAACAGAAGTTTCAATGCCTGGATTTAATGCTAATAATTCTTCTAAGGTTAAACCATTTCTTTCGGCTAACTGTCGCCCACCTTCACCACTTCGTACCGTATCGTATATAGGTTGGTCTGATTTAGAATTTTGTATTTGTTCACGAGAATCAGAGTTTTGTGGTGGTTGCTGTTCAGATTGTTCAAAAACTTGTTGAGTTTGATTATTTCTTTCAATTAATTGTTCCAACGTAATATTACCTAGATAAGTGTATATTTGTCCATTAACAGTTAAAGTACCATCATTATTTTTCGTTACTGTTCGGGGCGTATTATTCAAAAGAAACGTCATTATTTGATTACCATTCTCATCCACAGAAAAACTTACATTTTGAAGAGGAACATTCGATTGAGTTATGCTAGTGAGTGTTCCGTCAGCATTTATAAAAAATAAGTTATCACTTTGAGGAATACCCCAACCGCCTATAAAATCAGCTAAGCTAACTTGTGGTAGCGGTTCTTTAGTAGTAGATGAAGAGGTAGATTGGTTTGTTTCAGATGAGACGTTTTGATAATTAGAGCTGGTTTCTTCCGTTTTATCTTTTTGAGTAGAAGAATCAATACTTTTCTTTGTGTAAGGTTTCAAAACTAGTTTTGTTTGGTTATCAGAATTGTTTGTCTTAGTAGGAGTGAAAAGTAGATCTTGCTTTTCTTTTTTTATCTTGTAAGCTACTTCTTTTCCTTCATTTTCCCAACGAATTTGATTGTTTTTTAGATGGTATTTGACTTTGTATTCTATTTTATTTGCAATTTGTTTACCTAATTCTTCGCCTGCTTTTTCCAACTCATTTTTTGCAGTTGATGTGTGTTCATCTGTATTGATTTTGAAAGTAGCGGTATCTTCGCTGAATGATACAATCATTACTACTTCATCAACGTTGGAGTTTACGGCCCACTCGTTTGCCAT